AGAGAATGGCAAGTAAGGTTAAATGAAGATATAAGAACAAATAAAAATGCAGAATTTGTGACATTAACATTTAATGATAGTGAACTAAATAAGTTAGAAAACGACATAAAGAACTTATATGGATATGATAGAGATAATGAAGTATGTAGAATAGCAGTAAGAAGATTCACAGAAAGGTGGAGAAAAAAATATAAAAAAACAATAAGACATTGGTTAGTAACTGAAATAGGAGGGACAAGGACAGAAAGAATACATTTACACGGTATAATGTGGACAAAAGAAAAAGAGGAAATAGAAAAGATATGGAAGTATGGAAATGTATATATAGGGGAGTACGTAAATGAAAAAACAATAAACTATATAATAAAATATGTAAATAAAACAGATGAAAAACATAAAGAATATAAAAGTAAAATATTTACTAGCAAAGGGATAGGATCGGAATATATAAAAAGAAGAGATGCAAAAAGAAACAAATATAAAGAGGAAAAAACAATAGAAACATATAAAACGAGGACAGGGCTAGAATTAGGATTACCAATATATTACAGGAATAAGATATATAGTGAAGAAGAAAGAGAAAAATTATGGATATTAAAACTAGATAAAGAAGAGCGATGGATAGGTGGAGAAAAAGTAAAATTTAAAGAAGGTGAAGAAAATAAAGAATTCTATGACCTGTTAGAAATAAAAAGAAAAATAAATAAAAGACTAGGATACGGAGATGATAAAAAAAATTGGGAATTAGAAAGGTATGAGAAACAGAGGAGAAATTTAAAAAGAAAAGAGAGAATACAAAAAGAATGGAGCAAGGCCAAAAGATAGGGGTTGCATAAAGCAACAACCCCAATCACGCACAATTTAAAAAATAAATTAAGGCCAAATAAAAAAAAAGTGTATATTAGTACGCAAATAATAAAAGTCATGGAAAATAAAAGAATAAAGTTAATAATGAATATAGTAATGGAAAATCTAGAATTAAAAGAATACGAAAGAAAAAACTTAATAATAGAATTAACAAAATCAATGTTAAACGGTTATGAATACGATAGATATGACAAATAAAATTAAAGAGTACAAAAAAGAATTGATAATACGAATACAAAAAAAAGCAATAAGACTATTTAATAAAGAAGTGGTAAAAATGCACTATGCAGAGAAAAGAATAGGACAACACACAACGGAAAATCTAGAAAGATTGGATGATTATTTTGATAAAGAGATAAAAAAATGTGGAGGAAGCAAATAATAGTATATGTAGATATAGAAACGGGAGAAATAATTACAAGAAAACAAATAACAAATAAACAATACAATAAAATAAAAAAAACAGTAAACTATGGAAGTAATACAAAAGAAACAGTCTACCAATGTAAAAAAGGAAATCAAAAAAGACTATTCGAATGAAGAATTAGTAAAAAGACAAAAGGTAGAGGATACACCATTTGAAATAATAACAATAAACGGAGAAAGCTTCGGGACGATGGGAGAGTATAGGTTAACAGAAAAAGCAAGTAACATAGAAGAAGTAAAAAAACAACTAGAGAAAATTACATGGAATAGAATAATTCAGATAGTAATGATACTAGAAGAAATCAGAGAAAAAGTAAATAAAACAAATAAAAAATAAAAATGAAAACAGAAATAGGAGGAGATCGATTAGGATCTGGAAACAAACAAGAAGTAAGCATGAGAAACTTCGAAAGAAGTAGTCATGATCTAGGGTATGTATGGAGAAGTAGTATGGCGTCAGGCACATTAGTGCCGTTCATGAGTGAGGTAGGATTACCAGGAGATAGCTTCGATATAGATTTAGACGTAGATGTAAAAACATTACCAACAACAGGACCATTATATGGAGGGTATAAAGTACAATTAGATGTATTTCAATGTCCGGTAAGACTATATCAAGGAAAATTACACATGAATATGTTAAATGTAGGGTTAGACATGAGTACAGTAAGATTACCACAAATAAGTATGAAGGCAAACTATGATCCAACGAAAGGAGATAATCAACAAATAAATCCAAGTAGTATATTTAGTTACTTAAATATGAGAGGATTAGGAAGAAATGCAGAGGACAGACAAACATTAGTGAGGAGAGAATTTAATGCAGTACCGTATCTCGGCTATTGGGATGTATACAAGCAATATTACGCAAATAAGCAGGAAGAAAGAGGGATGGTCATACATGGAACAGAGTTATCAAACGGATGGAATGTATCTGAGGCGTTATTAATAAGATGGGCAAACTCAAGTTCAGCAGGTAATACAATGTATAGTATACAAAATAATACAACAACAATAAATACAAATTTGCCAACAGTAGTACAGGTACAACTAAAAATGACATTCGGAAGTGGACAAGGACCGGCATACGGAACACCAGATGTAAATGACGTATATATATTAATAGCAGGGGTAGCAACACAAGCAACGACAGTATTTAATAGCGTAGTAGCAACAGAAATAGGACCAATGGATGGAACAGAATTTAAGATATTCTGCAACGGATATACAGGACCAAGAGCAACAACACAGACATGGAATTATGTAGCAGGTGATATAAACAATGTACAAGACGTAAATAGTGGAGTACCAGAAGTGACAGAATTTCCTCTGGATAATATAGACGATATGAGAATGGATATATTAGAAGCAGTAAGACAAACAACACCATTCATGGTAGATAAAGATAGTCAAGCACCTTACGGGCTAGCATTGGGAAATGATGGACAAGAAACACCGGAGTATTATTACAAAGAAGGAACACAGGAGGGACTAGGATTAAAAACGTATCAAAGTGACTTATTTAATAATTGGATAAGTACAGAGTGGATAGATGGAACAAACGGAATTAATGAAGTAACTGCAGTTAGTACGGTAGGAGATGAATTTACAATAGATGCGTTAAACTTAGCAAATAAAGTGTATAATATGTTGAATAGAATAGCAATATCGGGAGGAAGTTACGATGATTGGTTAGATGCAGTATATACACACGAAAGAGCAAAAGGACATGAAAACCCAATATATCATGGAAGTTTAATAAAAGAATTAGGATTTCAAGAAGTGGTAAGTAATGCAGAAAGTGGAGACAGTCCATTAGGAACATTAGCAGGAAGAGGAACATTAACAGGCAAAAATAAAGGTGGAAAAGTAAAAATTAAAGTAGATGAACCATCGTACATATTAGGGATTATATCAATAACACCAAGAATAGATTATAGCCAAGGTAATAAATGGGATGTTAATTTAAAGACGATGAATGACCTACATAAACCTTCACTTGATGCCATAGGGTATCAGGATTTAATAACCGATCAGATGGCGTGGTTTGACAGTTCAATAGATGAAGATAATGAGGTACACTTTAAAAGCGCAGGAAAACAACCGGCATGGATAAATTATATGACAAATGTAAACCAATGTAGAGGAGACTTTGCAATCGAAGACAATTCAATGTTTATGACATTAAATAGAAAATACGAACAAGCACAAACAAGTGGAACAACAACAGGAGGGATAGAAGATCTAACAACATATATAGATCCAGCAAAATATAATTCAGTGTGGGCAGAAAGCAGTATAAGTGGACAAAATTTTTGGGTACAAATAAGTAATAAAATATTTGCGAGAAGAAAAATGAGTGCAAAAGTAATACCAAATTTATAAGATATGTATAAATATAGAAAACCACACGTAAGTAAAATAAAAAGCGTGGAAACAGTAGAAGGAGAAACGATTGAACAAAAAATAGAACGAATCGTAGATAATAAAGAACCAATAACAGATGGAGCGCCGGAAATATACACAGCTAGAAAAGATGGTGTAAATAGTGCTTATAATATAAGGACTGATAGATGGGAAATAGCAACAGAAGGAATGGACAAAGTACAAAGAAGTGTGCAAGCAACAAGAGATAACAAAGCTAAAACGGGTGATAGCGAAAAAGGAAAAGTTATTGAGTTAAAAAAAGAAAAGTCGACGGAGTCGAAAAGTATAGAAGGCACAGGGACCAAATAATAATAAAGGGGGAGAAATCCCCCTATATTTGGCTAGGGTAGTACGCATCTATACTAATATATCAAGAGAAAAT